TTTGAGATGAAGTTCGAGTTCGGCCAACGGCAGAAAAAGACTGCCGAGAAGAAATCCGACCTGGTCCAATACCAGGGCGGAAATTATTTCCTCGGCCTTGCTTCCATCTCGCCGGCCAGGCTCCGCGACTATATCGAGGCCTACAAGATCAGCGAGGTTGTTCGGGCCTGTATCGACAAAATCAACCTTGCTGCGAAGAGCGTCCCCTGGTACCTCTATCAGCGGAAGGGGAAGGACGTCATCGAGGTCGCGGCGCACCCGCTCCTGGACGTCCTCAAGCGGCCGTCGAAGAGCCTGCGCTGGCCGAAATTTCTGGAGCAGGCGCTCGGCTATTATCTCATTTCGGGAAACCGGTATATCAGAAAATACCTCGGCTCGTTCCGGCGGTACGCGGAGCTCGAGGTCCTCATGCCGCAGAAGGTCTATATCAAAACGAACCAGGCCGGCGAGGTCGCGGCCTACGAGTATTATAAGCGCGGCGTGAAGCTTCCGCCTATCCTTCCGGAGGAGATCTTCCATTCCAAGATGTTCAATCCCGGGGATGATCTCTATGGACTCTCGCCGATCACGACGATCGCACCCCAGATCGACATCTCGAGGTTTGCAACGGAGTGGACGATAAAGCTTTTACTGCACGATGCCCGGCCGTCGGCCATTGCTTTCATTCCCGGGAACCTCACCGAAGAACAGCGGCAGGCGATCAAGCAGCAGTGGAAAGAGGATTATGCCGGCCCGGACAATGTCGGCGGCCTGCTTATCCTGGAGGGCGGGGCCGGATCGAACAGGCCGGGCGACTTGAAATTGACCCAGCTCGGTCCCAGGGAGCTCGAACTCTCGGGATCCGACCCGATTATCACGCGGAAGATCTGCTCGGTTTATCACGTACCCTCCGAGCTCCTCGGCGACGCCCAGAACAAGACATACAGCAACCAGAAGGAGGCGCGCAAGGCGCTCTATCAGGAAGCGACATTGCCTCACTTGGACGAGCTTTTCAACGACCTCAACGACTGGCTCGTCCCGGACTTCGAAGGCGCGGAGGATATGTTTTTTGCCTACGATGTTTCGGACATCGACGCCCTGGCGGCAGACACAAACGAGGTCTGGGAAAGGGCGGGGAAGGCGGTCGACCGGGGGATCATCCATCGAAATGAAGCCCGGGAAGTTTACGGCTACGGAGAATCGAAAGAGCCGGGCATGGACAAGCCGACGGTCCCCGGGAACGTCATGCCGATCGAGGTCGTCGCCGGCGGAGGGACCGGGGAATGATACTCCAGTCCGTGCTTCAGCCTTTTAATTTCGGGGATGTGCTCGAAGTCATCGCCACGGGGCTCAAGTTCGTCCCGCGGCGCCGGATCACGATCGTCAGCGGGCCCGAGGCGCTCATTGAGCTTCGAAGATTTCTGAACGCCGGCGAGCCGAAGGTCCAGCGGGCTGCGCTTTCGCTCTGGAAATCCCAGGCCGGCATGATCTCCGGGAATGACGTCGAAGAAATGATCGCCAAAGGCCAGGCGCCGGCAGCGCTCATGAAGGCCTGGGAGCGGGCGAACTCAGAATTTGCCCAGGAGGCGGTTGTCCCCAAATATAACGATGCGTTTTCCGAGACGGAGAAAAATCTCTCGGTGCGGCTCAAGAGGATCTTGGGAAAAGCCGGGCTGCCGACGAGTACAGTCGTCCAGGCCTGGGTCAATGCGCACTCCGGTGAGCTGATCACGCGGCTGAATACGGACATGCACGGCGTCATACACAGCATCCTCCAGCAGCACGTGATCCGGCAGCCGATGAGCCCCTTCCAGCTCTCGAAGTTGATCCGGCCGCATATCGGCTTGACCGAGAGATTCAGCCGGGCCGTGAGCCGGCGATATCAGGCGCTCGTCGATTCCGGCGTTTCGGTCGAAGCGGCCCTGGCCGAATCGGAGAGATACGCGATGTTTCTCCACAAGGTCCGCGGCATGATGATCGGCCGGCAGGAGCTCGCGATGGCCTACGGCGAGGGCCAATGGCAGGCCCTGGTCGACGCCCAGGCGGCCGGGACGATCGAGGACCGGGTCGTCAAGACCTGGGCAACGGCGGACGACGAGCGAGTCTGTGATGAATGCGCTGGCCTGGACGGCGAGCAGCAGGATTTGAACGTGGAGTTTTCCAATGGCGTCATGCACAATCCCGCGCACGTGCAATGCCGATGCGCGAACATGCATGAAATAATCAGGGGGTCTTAACATGGAAAAGAAAACCTTTGAGCTTGAATTCAAGGAACTGACCGAGGAAGGAAAATTCTCCGGGCATCTCGCGACCTTCGGCAACGTAGACAACGGCGGGGATGTCGTCGACCCCGGCGCCTTCAAAAAGACGCTCCGCGAAAATAAAGCGTTTGCCTTTCTTTGGTCTCATCAGGGTATGCCGGATACGGTCGCCGGATCGTTCCAGGGAAAGGAAGACGAGACGGGGCTCGCAATCGACGGCGGATTTTATCTCGATCTCGAGGGCAGCCTCAAGGCCTATAAGACCGCGAAGCGGCTCAAAAATGATGGCGTGAAGATCGGTCTTTCTATGGGATATAGGACGATCCAATATTCTTACGAAACCGTCGACGGCATCACGATAAGACATCTCAAGGAGGTCAAGCTCAAGGAGGGGTCGATCACGCTCTGGCCGATGAACGAACAGGCGCAGCTCGAGACGATAAAAGAAGAAAGCGAAACCGACCTAGAAACTAAGCCATCCAAAGAGAATCACGTCTGCACAATCGGGAGCGGCGACTATGCCCGCTATCGAAGTGAAACGAGGGAGCATGACGGGAAGCCATATACGATTCGCTTCGGCATTAAAAAAGACGGGAAGGCGGAGGAGTACGAGTATTTTTATCCCGTCAAGAACTGGGCCGCGGCTGCGGCCAAGGCGCATTGCAAAGACCACAAAGGCAGCTTCGAGGCTGCTACAGGCAAAGCCATAAATTTCGTCTGCAAATCCTGCGGCGAGACACTCACTCTCACACAGCCGGCTGACGCCACTGTGCCGGGAGCCGAGCCGTTGAAATCGGAGCCGAGCGAGCTTCACTCCGTCCTGCAGAAGATCGCAGACAATTTTAAATCTCAATAGGAGGTAAATCCTTGTTAGAAGAGAAAGAACAAAAACTGGTAAACGAGATCAACGACGGCATCATCGCGCTCCGCACTCAGCAAGAGACGATGGATAAGTCGTTCAAATCCGCCGAGACCAAGGCGGCCGAGCAGAAGGCGCTGATCGACAAGATCACGAAGACGCTCGACGAGATCGAGGTCCAGCAGAAAAAGACGATGGCGATCGCCTCGGGAGAAAAGCCTCAATCCCCGGAACATAAGGCTTATCTCAATTGGCTGAGGACTTCAGAGTCTTCAGAGCATTTGAGAAAAATTAAAGGGGAGAAGCCCGAGACAAAGGTTATCGTGAGCGGCGACGCCACGTCGGCGGGCTATCTTGCTTCGCCGGAGATGGGCGCGGGCATTCTCAAAACCGAGATCGAATTCTCGCCGATCCGGTCCCTCGCCAACGTGAAGCCTACGAGCGCCGAATCCTACAAGCAGCGGAAACGGACCGGCGTCGCAACCGGCGGAAGATCGGGCGAGACAGAGACACGTACGGCAACGGTCGGGCTGGCTTTCGGCATGGAAGAGATCCCGACGCACGAGTATTACGCCTTCGACGACATTTCCCGGTGGAACCTCGAAGACTCGGAATTCAACATTGAAGTCGAACTCAATGAGAGTTTCGGGGAAACGCTCGGGGTGCTGGAAGGCTACGACTTTGTGTTGGGGAATGCCGTGAAGCGGCCTGAGGGGTTCATGGTCAACGCGAGCGTGGGATATGTCGCGGGCGGAGACGCCAATTTAATCACTGGCGACAGCTTCCTCAAGCTCTATTTCGCTCCCAAAACCGCTTATCTTCCCAGAGCCGTTTATGTCATGAACCGGGCAACGATGCTCGCGGCTTCCCTTCTTAAGGAATCCACGACCGGGAACTACCTCTTGCGGAGGCTCGGGGAATCGCCGCAGTGGTATATCCTCGGCCAGAAGGTCGTTGAAGCCAAGGATATGCCGGCCATCGCCACCAACAGCTACCCGGTCGCCTTTGGGGATTTCTTCCGCGCCTACACGATCGTTGACAGGACCGCATTCGTAACGCTCAGAGACCCGTTTACCCAGGCTACTTCCGGGGCGGTCAGGTTCTACGTGTTCAAGCGCACCGGCGGTCAGGTCGTGCAGGCCGAGTGCATTTACAAGCTCAAGATTGCCACGAGCTAATCAAGAGCTAATTAGGAGGACAAAATGAAAGACCTAGTTCATGATCTTCTGCCGATCAAAACGATCACGCCGATCGTCGGGAACAACACAACCGAGGGCACGGGCGTAGGGGTTGACCTTGCCGGATTCGGGGGCGCGCTGATGATAGCCCACGTCGGAATCTCGGCGGACACGCTCTCGGGCTCCGTCTACATGACGGTCGGCTTCCAGGCGTCGGATGTCGTAGGCTCCGGCTATGCGGACATCGCGGCTGCCGATCTTCTGGGTGGCGTGAATAACGTGGTCATCGACGACCCCGCCGAGGACGACGTCGTCATCGCACGAGGGTACAAGGGTAACCAGCAGTATGTCCGGGTGCTCATCACCTTCACCGGCACGCATACGAACGGCACGCCGATCGAGGCCCTGGTCGTCAAGGGCTTTCCGCGTCACGCACCTGTTGTCTGAGGCTGAGAGATCGAATTGAAAGATCGAGGAGGGGGCTGAGGCCCCCTCCTCATACTCTCTTTTTGGAGGAGCGCATGCTCATCAGGATGATCGTATCGAAGATGGGGAGCGTCGATGGCTTAAACACGGCGCTTTACGAGGCCGGACGAAAATACGACGTCCCCGAAAGCCTGGCCAGCGTATTCCTTCGGGAAGGATGGGCCGAGCAAGACAAGACGCTCGACGGGACGATCGAGGTGAAGGATGAGGCTGAGTCTCAAGCCGGCGCCGGCGGCCGAGCCGGGAAAGCCGGGAGAAAGAAAAAATAGGCATTACGATTCAGGAGGAAATCATGGACTTAACTGTTAAAAGCAAACCGGCTATGGGATGTGGGGCCGCGCTCGACGCACAGGCGGGCATCGCGCTTAATCTGAAAGTCAAGCATCACTTCAAGGTCGAGTGCGTCCGCAACGGAAAGATCATCTGGACGGAAGAATTCGACAACATGGTGGTCACGGCCGGGGCGGCCAAGTACCTGGACGCGACGCTCAAGACGGGGCTGGCGAGTCCCCTTTGGTATGTCGGGCTCAAGGATACCGGAACGCCGCTCATTGCCAACACAATGGCGTCTCATGCGGCGTGGGCCACGATAACTCCCTACAGCAACGCCACTGATCCGGCATGGACGCCGGGCAGCATCACGGGGACTTCGACCGTCAGCGTCGATAACTCGGCGTCCAAGGCCGTGTTCAACATCAACGCCACGGACGATGTTTACGGTGTTTTCCTGAAAGACAACAACACGAAGGGCGGCGCGACCGGAACGCTTCTCGGCGTCGGCGACTTTGGCGCGGCCAGGGGAGTGATCAGCGGGGACACGCTGAATGTCACGGTGACGGCGTCTCTGACGGCGAGCTAAGTATCTGATAATTATGTATTTATCAGGGAGGTTTCGATGAAAAAACTTTGGGTCTGGATTCTGGCGGCGGTTTTATTCGTGGGCCTGGGATTTGCCCTGGCCCGGATTATCGGCAAGAAGCCAGCTATTGAGCACCAGTACCAGTTCAGCATCCAAGTCAACGCGATAGGTGACTTTCTATGCGTCCTTACGCCGACCGCGCTGACGCTGAACAAGGGCGACAGCGGCACGATCACGATCACGACTTCGGCAAGCGGCGGGTTCGACGGCCAGATTTATTTCAAGGTCTCCGGCTTACCGGACGGATCATACTCGTTCTCTGCGAGTCCGATAAACCCCGGCCAGAGTACAACACTGACAATCAACGCCGCACTGCTCATAACGAACTCAACCTATGTCTGTCAGCTTGTTGCAGCGGACGGGCCGATTCAGGAGGATTAACGGTTTATGATCTTCACTCTTCCGGACAAGGACAAAAACTCGGTCAAGACGATCATCGGTGATGAACTTTCTTCGCCTTCCGAGTTTTTTCCCTCCGTCAAACTCAGCCGATGGGAAAATGAAGTCTCTTTCAAAGTCGGATTCGATGTCTCGGCAATCCCGAAAGGACAACGCGCTTTTTCCAACCTGGGGAATAACAACTATCAACTCACAACCCCTCTTCTGAATTTCAAAATCTACCCGTTCCCGGCAAACGAACAAATGGAAGACGGCGGCCTAGAGTTTGAGATTATCCTGAAGACCAAGCCGCCGACGAACAAAATCTCAATGCCGATTGAAACGGCGGGACTGGATTTCTTTTATCAGCCGCCGTTGACGCAGGAAGAAATAGGCCAAGGGGCAACAAGGCCGGAGAACGTCGTCGGTTCTTATGCTGTTTATCATTCGACCAAACGGGATGATTATTCTCCAAAGGGCGGTAAAAATTATAGGGCCGGTAAGGCATTCCACATATTCAGGCCGCGGGCTACTGATGCCCTTGGAGCAACGGCATGGGCAGATTTAAATGTTGATATCGTTTTAAAGAAACTGACCATTGACGTACCACAAGCATTTCTCGATTCCGCGACCTATCCGGTCATTATCGATCCGACTTTTGGATACACGACTATTGGAGGAACAGAGTTCGATTTTGCTACAGGTTATATTTATTTCTACAGACAGACATTGGCGGAGGCCGGGACTATCCAATCAATGTCGATGTATGGGTATTACCTTTTCGTAAACGGCGAGAATGCGCAATATGGAGTTTATGACAATTCAAACCCAATGGCAAAACAGGCCGTAACCGGAACCGTAGTCTGGCCTTATCCCGATCCGGCTTGGAATAGCGGTAATCTCACGACTCAACCCTCGCTTCCTGCCGGAGATTATTGGCTTTGCTGCCAGCAATCGGGCACACATAGAGGAAGATATGATACCGGAGGAATTTATAATTGGCGTTATATCGCTCAAGTTTATGTAGGTTGGCCGGATACAATTTCCGGAGATAGCGATGGCGGACAAACGAGACTTTGGTCTCTCTATTGCACCTACGCGGCGGCTGGCGGCACTACCTACAACGAAGCCGTCACCCTCTCTTCTACCCCGGCTTGCTCCCACAGTCCCCAGGCTGATTTACTCGGAAGCGTTGGATTTGCCTCGACCCCCGCGCTCAGCCCGGCGGCGATAGCGGATCTCATGGGCGGGGTGACGATGTTATCCGCTCCCGCCGCTTCGATGATCGGCGGCATGGACTACGCGGCCGAATTGACGCTCCTGTCCAACCCCGCCGTCGGCATGGCTTGTCTCCTGGATATGTTTCCGAGCCTGATCCTAGCGAGCGATCCCGCCCTAGCCGCGTCCGCCCTGGCCGATTTCTACAACAGCCTGACACTGGCTTCGACACCGGCGGCGGTCATGGCCGCGGTCGCCGATTTAATCGCGGGCGTGGCGCTCGCTTCCGATCCGGCTTTTGCCGCGCTCGGCGGCTCGGATTTTTATGAATCGCTGGCACTCTCCAGCTCCCCGGCGCTTTCGAACGCCGTGTTCAAGGAGGCGTTCGGGGAGTTGACGTTGGCGTCCAGCCCTGCGCTGGCGACGGCTGCGCTGGCCGATCTGCTCGCTGAAATCGTAGCGGCAAGCTCTCCGGCGTTTTTGGCGGCGGGCGGCTTTGACATTAATGAGGTGATAACGCTTGTCAGCAATGCCTTATTCACGGCAGCCTCAGCCTTGACGTCCGGGCCGGTAACTTCCATCGGCTCAAAGCGAGCGTCCGCCGGGTTACCGAACCAAGCGCGGTCCGGGCTAAAGAGGGGCGCGGGAGCCGGATTGAGGAGGGACGCTTAAATGTCGGTCATCACCTTGGACGAAGCGAAAACTTATCTCCGAGTTGACAGCGCGGACGACAACGCGCTCATCACGACGCTCATCTCCGTGGCGGAGGACTGCGTCGAGAAAGAAACGCGGCGGACGCTTCTCACGCAAACCTTCGAGCTCGTCTATGACGACGTCGGGGCCTCCATCGAGATCATCAAATCCCCGCTCCAGGAGGTTTCCAAGATCGAGGTCATAGACGATGCGGGAAACAAGACCCTGGTCAGTGACGCGCTCTATGATGTCGATATCTCGGGCATACGCGGGCGCGTCCAGCTGCGAAGCGGATGCTCCTGGCCGGATCATCGCGGGTTTGCCTCGTTCATCATCACGGTCAAAGCGGGTTATGGACTCGCGGCGGACGTTCCAAGCGCACTCAGGCAGGCCGCACTCATCGCCCTGGCCATCCTCTATGAGAGCCGCGGCGAGATGGACGAGGCCAAGATATCGAAAGCGATTTCCGGCCTTTGTTGGCCGTACAAGGTGTTTAGGTTGTGACATGGGCAAATTCCCGGAGATAGGAGAAATGATCGAACGCGTGACGATCCGCCGGCCCGCGAAGATCGATGACGAATACCACGGCAAGCAGATCGTCTGGCTGGATATCGCTGAGGTCTGGGCACAGGTCGAGCCGATATCGAGCCGGGAGTATTTCTTTGGGCAGGCGAACCAGGCGGAGGCTACGCACAAGATCAAAATACGATATCGCCCGGACATCGGGCAGGGATGGCAGATAAAGCACAGGGATGCTTACTACTCGGTCCAGTCGATGATCGACATGGGCGGACGGCGGCGGTTCCTGGAGCTTCTCTGTATCGATACGAAAGAAACGGAGGAGACCGCGCAAACATATTATGACGGCGGGCCGTTTACGGAGGAGCCTTCGATCCCCCTGGATTGCGGATCATTCGAGGATGAGCCGGACACTAGCATTGATCTAGGAGAATGGAAATGAGCATAAAATGGCAGGGCAGGCGCGGGCCGGAGGCAACGATTCCTGTATTGGGAGAGGGTGAGCCGGGGTTCTGCAAGGACAGCTATAAATTATTCATCGGCTCGGCGGCGGGGAATAAGGGCGTTGCGATGCTGGCAAGCCCTGTGTTCACGGGGATGGTCACGCTCCCCGGAATTAGAGTCCCCCTTGGCGATGCGGCCAAGAACCTGGGAATAGGAACGGGGACCTTGGCTTCTATCAGCGCTGGATTGACAGTCAACGATACGGTGATCGGTGTCGGGGCCATGCCATCAGATCAGCTGACTGGTGGAAATGTCGTCGTTGGGGCAGACGCGGCTAAAACCGGTCCGTATATTTTAAATACGGTCGTTATAGGTTGGAAAGCGCTTGAATCCGCCTCGATCCAAGATAGTTCAGTTATCATAGGCGCAGCCGCAGCTCCATATCTGAGCGGTTGTAATAGAGATGTGATAATTGGACAAAATGCTTTTCATCCTGCACTTGGTTCTGAAAATGTTGTCATAGGTACAAATGCTGCA